AGGTTGCCCCTGAACCTGCAATAGTAAGATCTAGTGTTTCATCTGCAGGATTAACAAGAACGCCAGCAGGTGCTACGGATGGTGCATAGACAAGATCTGATGCTCCATCAATATCAAATGCTGTAACATACTCGTTGTTATCTGCAGCGTTACCAAGAGTTGACGTTGCGTCAGTACCTGAGTTCATAGTAGCGCTTTCCATAACCTGGAAACCAGCCCATAGAATAACGTTTGAAGCAGGTACTGTTAGTGCTTGAATGATGTCACCAGATGAGGCGTCAACTGCACTTGCAGTAAGATCGATAGTATTTTCGATCATGTAAGGCTTCCGTGAAGGATTACCTGTCCCACGAGTGGGTGCTAAAAATGTGGTTAAAGTAGCCATAAGTTATTTCCTCCCTTACGCTGCGTTATATTTGGCAGTGACGATTGCTTCAGGACGAAGAATCTTCCTACCGTATAGATGCATACCACGAACAATGTCAGCAAAGCTGTCAGGGTCACGATACGTTTCTGTCTTGTTGATCTGCTCAGCAGTTGCTACAGCAGAATCATGCCCAGCTACAATAACACCGAAGTTGGCGTTTTGGTTTGCTGTACCTGATGTACCTGCGCCAGTACCCACTGCAGGCAAGTTGCTTGAAGTGTATACACGGAAGCCGTGGAAGTTGTTAATGAACAAGCCATTACGCAATCCGCCTGACTCACCGAAGTCGCCATTCATGAAACGTGAATCTTCGTCACGCAGGATTTCCATGAACACTGGGTCTACAACAAGCCAACGACCTTGTGTGTCCACTTGCTGCTGGTCAAGAAGACGAGCCATCCGTGCGACAACCATTGCTGGTGATGCTGTAGCAGTTGGGAGTGATGTAGCACCTGGCATACGTGCTGTCAAGGGAATAGAGTGTGCCCCTGCAGAAGTTGTAGTAATGTTGCCAAAGCTACCTTTGTTTAACTTCATAGAGCTTAACAATTCGTCAGTACCTGCAGTGTCAACAGCGACTGTGCCGTTTACTGTGGTATTAACTGCTGCTGCTACTGCATGTAAAGCTGATTGCTTAAAGCCAGACAAGTAGCCTAAGACTTCTTGGTCATACTGGTCAGAAAGACGATATGCTGCACGATTAGTGGCGAGTTCCATGAAATTAATGTGTGAATGCGCCTCCTCAATATCGTCCATCTTAAAGGCAAAATAGTTAGCCTTATCAACGACTAATGAGAAATCTTCATCATCAAGATCTTGGGCGGTAACTTGAGTACCCCGTGAGTATTCTTTAACAGAAATCTCAGGCTCTTTGATGATTTTTACTGTATCACCCTGTGCAGAAATTTCACCAAAATAGTCTGAATTGGTAATATCGCCACATACGGTGGATTTACGAAATGCAAGCTGTACTTGCTTGGAATAGATGATGGGTGAGAAGTTACCATTTGGTAAGTTTCCGTTACCCGATGCTGTTGAAAAAGCCATAGAATAATCCTCCATAGATGTTTGGCTTATAATTAATAAAGCTTAAACACTGTGTAAGAGGCTGTCTTTTTTAGGGTGCGAGATGTTCTTTAGTTTGCCAACTTCAGAACTTCGGGCCTATACTTGAACAGGTAAGTCTTATCTTAGTAGTTTTTGGCTTGCTTATTTTAACAGTGTAAAGGTAGCTACATAATAGGGCTTTACGCTGTGTAGTTAACATACATAGTTATATCACTTATCTACGTATTGTCAATACCTTTTTAACGTGCTCCCCCAGAAATATCATAAATAAACTTACCACTTCTGATAGAATCCATGATAGAGTCTGCGTTTACCTCGTATTCTTGTGCAGACATACGATTTACCTGAGACTCACGTAGGTGTCCTGCAGGGTTATCATCGTCTGGTTTAGTTGTACGTTTGCTTACAACGGAAGAAGCTGCCTTCTTGCTGTCTTGCTTCTTACCCTTAATGTCCATGCCGTTGTCTACCTTGTAGAGATCAATAACACGAATAACCGATCTAGGGTCATCTTGGTTCTCATACAAAGCATCCTGTACCCACTTAGGTTGTTCGCCAGCCCAATCATGGAATACATCACTTGAACGTAGGTCATCAAAGTCTGAGTGCATAGAGCGTATCTCGTTCTCTGACTTAGTGCGTTCTGCTGTAGCGTTCATCTCATCTAGTTGTTTTAGCCTAGTGTCTGCTTGGTTAAACTTCTCTTGTGCTTTCTTCTCAGCTATAGTCTCAACTATACCTGCAATCTCAGGATGTTTGTTAGCCCAAGCTTCAATGCTCTCATCGCTGGTGGGTGGACGCACTGCACCTGAATTGTTCATCTGCTCCTTCATAGCTTTAATCTCTTCAGACTGCTTATTCAGGTGCTTCCTTAGATCACTGTAGCGTTTCTTGTAAGTCTTCTCTTCGCTGCTTAAGTTTTCTTCTTGTGCTTCAACTTTAGTGTCGGCTTCTTCTTGTTTGGTATTATCTGTATCTTGTACTTTGGCTGACGCAAGTCCCTCGCCATCGGATTCCTGTTTCCCATTGGCTTGTCCTTCTAGTAGCTCATTAAGTTCTGCTTCTTCTTTCTCAATGCGCCGCTTGTTTGCGAGTGAGCCGCCTTTAGGTTGTACGAATCCTGCGTTCTTTGGTGTTTGTACTTGTGCTAGTTCAGCCATATTGTATTTCCTTTATGTGGGGCCAGCGAGTATTGCTGGGTAGCCTTATTGTTTTTATAGGTTATTATAGTCTTACTTCTTCTTAGGTTTTTGTACTAAGCCGCCTTTTTATCTATCAAAAAAACCACCAGACCCAGAGTATCTTTTGGTTTTCTTAGGCTTAGATGGTGTATAATCATACCCACCACCGCCGCCGCCAGAGCCTCCGCCTCCTGTGTTCCCTGTAGTAGGTGTTGTAATGTTAAATCCACCTGATGTAGTTACCACGGAGCCTGCTTTATTTTTGTTTTTAGAACCGTCATAGTTTTGGTTTGTGTTGTTACCACTAGAACCTGCTCCCTGACCACCCACACCTGTAATACCCGTTCCTTGCATGCTACTTGCAGCTTGTTGATTTGCCGCTGCCGCTGCATCAGCAATAGCTTTTTTGGCTGCATCATCAATTTTTACGTCAGCTTCATTAGCAGCAGCTCGAGTATTGTGCTCCACACCATTTTGATCCTTAAACTTAGGATCTTCCGTACTAGTAACTTTTTCTACTGCTGAAACTGTCTGTGTAGGCATTTGATCGCCAGTCTCAGAGAGGTATACTTTGCCTGACCGATTAAAACCAACATAGTAGTACTGTCCTTTACCATCTGCATCATCTCGTAAGACGTATCCTTTAAGTCCTGTGTATGATCCTGCTCTACCGCCAGACATCTCTGGGGACCACCTAACACCTTTACCATCTAGACCCACTACCATACCAGCCTGATTTTTACCAGCTTTAAAACCAATAATCTCACCATTACTGTCTACAGTACCTTCACCCTTATTGTTATAAATAAAACGTCTATGGCTTGATATAGCTTCACTTAATTCTACCCCACTAAGACCTTGTGTCCAACCGTAACCTATGCTACTGTTGACTTCTCTAGCTGCATCTATCTTTTCTTGGTTTCTTTCAGGCAAACTTTTTATATTCTTGTAGTTCTTTTTAAGCCATGCCTCTTGACTTGTGCCTTCAGCTATTTCGCCTAGCATTACACCTGTTGAATACGCTGTATCTAGGATTGTTCTTTGGTCTACAGTAGTATCTTTAAAGTTATTTTTAATAGCATTCTTAGCCCATTCACTAGCCTTAGAAGCTATTTTTTTCTTACCTATCTTCATGCCTGCACCTAATGCTATGCTACCTATGCCGCCTAGTGCCATACTTGCAATACTAGAAATAGCAATTTCTGCAAGGTCTATTCTCATAGTTGTTCCTGGAATTTTAAATCCGCCATTTACACTTTCGTTGTATTCACTCCAATCACTACTATTCCACTGTTCAGGTGGTATGTTCCAGTGTCCTTGAGTTAAATCTGTACCATCAGGTTTCATATTATTTGCAAGAAATATTTGGTCGGAGGTGGCGTCTGGGCTGACACCGAGTTCTTTAGCCCATTGCTCTGAGCCATCCCGATCTTTCTTTTGTTCTACTTCTTTAGTAATAGCGCCCGTAATAGCTGTACCAACAGAACCGCCACCGACATCTTCAGTAACTCCAACCTCTGTGTAACCTTCAGGTATCTTACTTAAAGGTCTACCATTATAGAAGTAGACTACAATCTCATCACCGTCTTCGTTTATGTACGGCTTTCTGTCGTAACCCATATAAGATGTACCCGTCCCACCGTAACCACCGTAGCCACCACCTACAGCGTCTGGAACCTCTTCATACCCTTCAGCTTGTTCACCTATAGCTTCAACTATGTCACCTTCAGCAAAGCTTCGCTTAGGTAGGGTTTCATCTTCTAGTGCCACTTCTGTTTCTTCAAACTCAAGCTCATCATCACGGAATGGTAGATCATCATTTGCTGCAATACGTTCCCAGCCATCTTCAGCTGTGTCTTGTAAGTTATCAAAGAACTCTTGACCGAAGTACCGTACAGTAGCAGCATTAACTACAAACTCATTAGGACTTACTGCAATGTCTATGTCGTCACGTACTTCAGCAGGTAATGCTCCTAAGGGTGCAGTGTTCCCACTTACAGGATCTACTTGCTCTTCTAGTAGCATAGCATCCATATCGTTTGATGTGTCTTCCATTACTGCTCCGCCTTCTTTAAAATTCTTTGTAGGTAGTTTATGTACTGTAACGCCTGCTGCACCTAATTTGTTATTTACTACATTAAAACCTTCACCTAAAGTGTCTGTTATATAAGACCTAAGTTCTGGTTGAGTAAAACCTTTTTGATAGGTGTTCATAGATGTTATAATAGACATAGGCTCTGGTCCAGCTTTGCCTTTTGCTGTCATTACATCTCTACCACGAGTGGTTATAATTGCCCTACCATCTGGCTCAAGTACACGACCAATATCATTTACAATACTATCCCTTACATCACGAGGTACTACATTTAGGACATTAAGATTTGTAATCTTTTTGTAAGAGTTAGAAGGTATTTTGTTAGGAGATACAAAGTCTGGTTCAAAGTCTGGTTTTGGGTAAGGCTCATACGTATCAAAACCTAACTCTTTCTTAGACATACCTAACCCTGCACCAAAGTCTAAAGTTTTACCTTCTCCTACCATCTCTGTTAGAAGAGTATCTGCTTTCTTATATGTGGGTAAAGTACCTGCTATCTGCGTTTTAGCTGCATTTTCAGCAGGAGGAAGATCTGTTTTTTTAGGTTTTAAACTAACATTACCTAACCCAGAACCCATTGAGCTAGTGTCAACATCTATACGTTTAGCTACACCTAAGGCTTCTTTAGCACCCTTCTT